TGTGTATAAGAGACAGGCACTGGACTGCAAGCCGGAAGATTTGCTGGAAGCTGACAGCTTCGAGTTTGAAGAGATCAACGGCGAAAAGCGGCTGATAGTTGACGGACTATACTCCCCAGAGGGAAACTATTTACTGGTAAAAGTCAAAAACCGCACATATCAGCTGAACATGATCGATTTTTCAAACGTCGATGATGTATCGAAATATCTTATACCACGTGGAAACGCCAATATCCCACGAAGTGCAGCAGAGTTCGACAAAAAGGCATACTGGATATATAAAATGGCGCCACGTGACGGCGTGGAAGTCAAAGTCCTGGACCCTATCAGCCCCGAAGACTGGAAGACGTTCGTTGAGAAACTAGGGCTGACCGATGACGACATTTCGGACGAATTTGAAGTTGTCAAAGGTAAGAACTATGGTGAAAAGTGTGAGAAGCACTATATTTGCAGACAGATAAGACTTACCACCCCGAAAAATTCGGTTACGATTGAGCGAGAGTTGAAAAAGCACGGCATAGAAGCAACAAATGTAAATATCGACCGAATAAACATCAGGGTAAAATGACATGGCAAAACAAAAATACGAATTGCTGCCAGACAAAGTAGTTGCAGCCAATGCAGAAACCATAAAAGCCATAGGGCATATCGCAACCGATACCGATATAGTGGATTATGTCAGCGGTCAGCTGATGCGTGACTATATCAAATTCGGTAAGAAAACCCTAGACGAAGCCGCCAAGTTGACCGAACAAACGATAATGTCAGATGATTTTTTAGACAAGCTGGGTGCTATAAAAAATATGACAAACTGGTACTATAGTGGACGGCAAGTGTATCTATTTGATGATGATTTTGCCAGCCTGCTCAGCGGTCAAGGCACAGCAGATTTGAAAATCAGTGCAGACGTTTTCAAACAATTGCCATGCAACTGTTTTTACGTCCAGCGAAAACACAAAAATAGCGTGGGTTTCTTTTTCGACTTGCAGGGCGACCGAATGACAATGACAGAATATTTTTTTGACGATGCCGAAAAAGACTACTATTCGGAATCAATCGCTATAGAATTGCAGTATGATATGACAGTTGAAGACCTGATATATAAAATTCTAGGCAGCTATGCCAAAAAAGACAAGGCAGGCACTAAGGCAATGATATGCGACATAGCCGAAAAATTGCAGTTCATTGTATATTTATCGGCTGTAAATGCCGAAATCGCACCAGTCACGAAACGCCAAGTGCAAAAGGAACACACCGCACCACGCCCTCAGAAGCCGTCTGCACAGCCACAGAAATCAGCCATAGCCAATGTAGGATATAGGATAGGCGTCGCTGTCCGCAAGCATAGGCAGGCTGAGAACGCTGTCGACGGTCAGCACAGCCCACAAGGTCACAGCGCACCGAAAGCACCGCACATCAGACGTGCTCATTTCCACGGATATCATACCAACAACGGCTATCAGGTGAAATGGCTGAATACAATCTTCGTCAACGCTGAACGTGATGACAACGATATCAGCACAGTTCACAAGGTGCTGCAATAACATTTATATCCGCTCTTTGTGGGCGGATATATTTTTGCACAAATTTTTGTCATGATTTTGTGCAAGTATACAAAAGTACGTCATTGACGTATATTTTTGTGAAAATCTATTGACAACTACGTCATTGAGTGTTATAATATAATTACAGTAAGGGGAACGAAAGAAAGCCCCGAAAGAAAAAATGAAAGAGGTAATTATTATGGCAATCAGAGCAATTCAGTATGTTGACGGATATGTAAAATATGACGAGATTTACGAGGGTATCGAGTACGAGACACTTAGAGACGAAATGGAAGAGCTTGTCGGAGAAGCAATAGACAGCTACGAGCTGGAAATCATAAAGTAATTTAGGAGGTAATCACAATGACAATCAAAGAAATGCGTATGCGTACAGGAATGACGCAGAATGAATTCGCAAATAGGCTAAGCATACCGACAAGGACATTGCAGAACTGGGAGTGCTGCACAAGAGAGTGCCCACAGTATTTGTTGAATTTAATCGGCTACTACCTAAAACACGAGAACCTTTTCAAGCCCGAAGAGGACATCACAGTGATCGGCAAGGTGAAGATAGCTGATAGAGCGGCAGAGCTGAGCCTGTGCAGTGAGCGAACAGAGGGCGGCACAGTGTTCTGTTGGGAAGCCGTGTACAAAATGTCAGACGGTCAGATAGGACTTATTCAGTGGGACGGTCAGAAGCGTGTATTCCAGCCGTTAAATGACTTCAAACGCAATGCTGAGGGCATACGCACACAGCCAATGCACGCCTGCCGAAGCATTACTCGTGCCGAAATGAAAAAAACTCCTTTTTGCAGTGCAAGGCTGGAAAATTTGAGTGAGATAGAATAACTGTGTATTCACAATAAAAAAAGCCGCCAGGGCAAACGCTCTGACGGCTAAATTTGTGCGAATTTTATGCGAATTTTGTGCGACTATTTTTTGATTTTTTCACGCAGCTTTTTGATGAATTTCTTGCCTGCAATGCCGTTCGGCCTGTATCCCCATGCTTTCAGCCTTGCATTGATAGCACCGACAGTGCCCTTGCCGATGATTGCATTATCGTCCAGCTTCGCACCGTCAAGTATCAGCAACTGCTTCAGGGCATACGACCCGTCTGTGCTTGCACCTTTCTTATAGCCTTTTGTTTCCAGCGTAGGCGGATTGATAACGCTCTGATTTTTCGGGCGCAGAACGCCCAAGACGTGGTTATAGTTGTGATAGACACGTGTGCATGGGTCATTTCTACCCAACCAGTTCTGATCGTAGCTGTAGAAATATTTTGTGTTGCCTTCGCCTGTGGCTATGGCAACATGACCGTCTTCGCCGTTGAGGGATTTCCCCCAAACTACGATGTCACCCTTTTTCGGCACGAAAGACGGTGTATTCGCAATTTTGGTAAAATATTTCTTTACAGGCTGGCTGTCGAAATTTGTGTAAATCATGTATGCGTGCAGCCCGATGAACATACCGCAGCCGACAACATCTCTGTTGTACTGATTAGCCAGGTCAAAACACTGTACACCGTACAACTTATCGAAATTAATGCCCTTGCCTTTGTACTTTTTTACAAATTCATCAAATGTCATTGCCATAATTAGTCCTCCTTATCTTTGAAAACTCCAAATTTTGCCACAATCTTGTTTATCCAGTGCGCCTGCGGATTGATTTCACCATAGTTTTCTAATATAGAAACTATTTCCATTGCAAAAATATACCCGAAAACAGCTAGTGCAGTTATCGTTCCTGCAATTCCTGCCAGTTCTTCATGCCCATAGTAATGGCCTAGCTGTTCAAAACCTATTTCCGAACCGATAGCCACGCCCATGACGACTATTTCGGCTAACTTGTTCAGACCGCCCTTGCGCATTTTCGATGAACGAACGTCACCTTTGCAATAGGCTTTTATCCAGCCTGTGGCAAAATCAGCCAGTGCAAGACCTATAACAATCATCAGCATTATTATGTACTTCACTTCGCTACCTCGCTTTCATATTTCTGTCCCGTGATTTCCTCGTACTGCTCAGCCGTAATCTTCCCCCTGTCAGCAAAATCTTTGACCTGTTCAGCAGTGTACAGCCCTAAATCGTACAAACGTTTGACTTTTCTATACATTGTCGTCACTCTCCTCGATTAGTGTGTCGGTCATTAGTGCTGTGTATAGCACCTGTGCTTCTAGCTCGTCCACCTTTGTGGCTTTTTTCGGCTGGAAGTCATCAGGGGATAGTCCTAGTTTCTCAGCCATTTTCTTTTGCAAATCCGTCATACGCTACCTCCTACTTCTGATAGTTTCACAATATACTCTTCTTCATTTGGCACTGGTATTCTATAATCGTCATTACCACCCTTGAATGTCACCGAACCGCCTGCTTCAACCTCGATATTTCGCAGGAAGTCGTCTGGTATTAACGATGAAATATCGGTTACGATTGGAGTTTCTAGTTCGTAGTACAGGATAACACCCTGCATTGCCTGTTTAAATGCGGTGGCGTCGGTGTAGGACGTATCGTTGACATATACATATCCGTCAACGCTAGCATTAGTCGTTATACCTGTTACACTGGTTTTGCCCCACATAGCATTCTGCGTTTTCGCCAAATATTTTGAACAGATGATGTTTGGCAGAATGTTATAATTCTTTGTCAATTTCTGCCCTGTAACTTGCGATGTTTGAAAACCTACTTTCCCACTGTCACCTGCAACCCAATTCAGCGTCCCCAAATCAACGCTGTTCACGCACTGAACGTATCGTTTATTTTCATAGTCCACATAGTTTCGTGCCGTTCCAGCACTCCACCCGTAACCGTCTAAATTTTGGATTGCTTGTGGGATTGTGTATGATATAGGAGTATAGTACGGAGTATATGCAGTTGCAGTGCTTCCTTCATCTAGTTGGAAATTCTCGAAAATACCACTCATGCCACTTAATCGAAGCTCTATATACTGCCTATCATCAACTTTAGTATATTCAAGTGTGAAAGAAACTCTTTTCTTAACATTTAATTCACTTATGTTGATAGCGTCTTCTGGAAATCTTCCATTCACTAAAATCTGTAAAACAGGATTTTGAATAAGCATTTTTGTAGTAGTAAAGTCAAACGAAAATGTATATCTTTTTGACTGTTCCATGCCTTTTATACCTACGCAGAACCACCCGTTATTCGAATGTGCGATAACGCTTTCGGGGGCTTGTGACTGTGTTACAACAATTTTATTAGTTGGTTCAATTGTAGAAATTGTTGTTCCGTAACTATTGTTGAGTTTTCGCTCGCCATTTACGTTTAAGATTGCTATGCAGGAAAAGCCGTAACAGTCGAATAGGTTTTTACCTTGTTCTACCACGTTGTTAACGCTCATACTCATCAATTCGCCTTCGTTGTAAGGGTAATAACCGTTAGGGAACATTGATTCGAATTCCTCAACAGTGGAAGGCTCGTTGCCACTGCCAAACATTTGGGTTAAATCGAAAATCTGAATTTTAATTTTAACGTCATTGAAAACTGTGCCGACCACAAATCCGCTAATTCCAGTAGCCTTGCCTAGTGAAATTTCATGTTGTGTCTGATTATAAATCACAGTTGATGAACCACTGGTAATTGCAGGGGTTGAATTGCTTCGATTCAGAAAACCGAATTTCATACTTATGTTGTCAGGATTGTTCAGAATCAGCAGTTTGAATGCATATTTTCCTATCTTGTTCTGCTCGGGCGTGACATCTCTAAAATTGATGTATGATGCTGTTGTAGTTCCATTCAGGGTAATTGTTCCGTCAGAATCAGCGGTTGCAGTAATGCCATTGTTGATTTCTTTTCTTGGTTGAAAATTTTGGTTAAATACGATAGACCTACCACCCACTTTTTTCACCGACATCAGCTTCGCCCCAGTCGGCACAGCTTTCTGATATGCCGTATCTGTATCTGTTTCAAATTTATGCGTCACACCCTGACCTATGTCAAACAGTGCGTCCACACGCCTTTGCAGTTCCTTGTCTGTTAGTTTCACGTTAGCTATCTCAGCAGTATTCTCAGCGATTTTTCCGACAGCTGTCACATAATCGTCTGGCAGACTATCAGCTATGGATTGTGCTGTCTGTGCAGCGGTTTCAGCAGCTGTCCTGTCCTCTGCAACCTTAGCGGCATTGCCTGCCACTGTAGCCTTGTCGGCTGTCACCTGCGTTGCCAACGTCTGCACCGCCTGTCTGTCTGCCGCAGTGCTGTCAGCGCAGGTCTTTGCGGTTTTAGCATAACCTGCTGTTATGTTCTTGTCTGCTGTGGTCTGCTGTGCCGATGCAGATGCCTGCGCTGCGGATACCTTAGCGGCGTTCTGTGCAGTGACCGCCTGCTGACGTGCGGTTTCGGCACCCTGCATGGCGGTGTCTGCCTGTGTTGCGGACGTTTCAGCAGATGCCTTTGCTGTTTCCGCACGGCTTGCCGCCTGTTCTGCGGTGTCGGCTGATACTCCTGCGTTTGTGGCAGATTTAGTGGCGTTATTTGCCGCTGTTGTCGCTGTTTCTGCGGCGGTGACGGCTGTCTGCATATCTGCGTGCGCCTGTCTGCCTATGGTGTCTATGCGGTCTAGTGCGTCCATAGACACATCGGGCGATGGTACTGCATTATCGCCTATAGCCGCACCGATACGCAGGCGGAATATGCGTGTTTTTTTTACTAAAATATACTCATCGCCTGACAGCTTTTTTGCACATATCTGACAGCTGACTGTCTGCGCTGACCGCAAGATATCTGCCGTTGGCGTCCACTGTCCGCCTGTGATATCGACCTCATACGTCACGCCGTCGCCGTAGTCTATCGTTAGCACATAGCGGTCTGCGCCGTCTACTGTCAGCCCTTCGACCGACACAGGACGGGCATTAGTTTCACCGACGTAGCCCAAAAGGGCTGTTGATGTCATCGCATTGTAATTTTCGTCTAGTCTGATTACCATTTCTGCACCCCCTATACGATTGCTATGTAGTCTATGCTGTACGTTCCTGCAGGCACGTTGACAGTGGTTGCGCCATTGCTAGGACCCATGCAGATTATTGCGAAATATGCGCCCCTGTACACCTGCACATGGGTGCAGTAGTTCTGAAATGGGCTAGGTGTGCCGATATCCCTCAGCGACACGCAAATTTGTTTCGGCACAAAATCCAAATTTAGTGGTATCTGCACGCTTGAAGCTGCCTTTTCCAGTGTGTATTCAATTGTACCACTTTTAATTTTGTTCTGGTTTAGGTCATTTACTGCCTGTTCTGTTGCCGTCAGTGCGTCAACCAACGCCTGGCGAACATCACGACCGTAAAATGCGTTTTGGACAGTTTCGATTGCTGTTGTCAAATCAACATTATTTGCCATTTTATCCCTCCTAGTCTAGTGTGTGGTTTCTCGTTGTCACGCTGTTACACATAATATCACCTGTTTTGCCGTAGCACTGTATTGCGGTTTTTTCGTTTTCGTTGTATAGATACATCGCCCTGTTATTGGTATCAACTGTAAATACCTTTTTTCCGCTGTCTGTATACGTTGATATGTTGCCGCTGTTTGTATCTAGTGAAAATTTTAATTCATCATTCCAATAGCCCGACATAGCACCAGCCTGCAGGACGATATGGCCGCCAATTGTGCTGTTATCAATGCGCATCTCCAACGGACTGACTTTCAACGTCCACTCGTTGTGTGACAGCTGAATTGCACTGGTATTTTGGCTGGACGTTTGAATGTTAATGCTTCCGCCTGTGATAGTCGCTGATTTCGACGACAGCTTGTTAGCGACCACGTTTCCACTTTCGTCCACCTTGAACGTTCCGCTGCCATTGTTGATTTTCAACCCTGTCAGGGTCAGGGCAGTTATAAAACTAGCCACCAAATTTCCGTCGATAGTCCACGCATTTGTGTACGGTCCGTTTTTCGCAGAACCGCCGTCCGACGATTTCCAAAAACCTAGCCCATTTTTGTTTAACTGAATACAGGACTTGCAAGTGTTTATATCAGCCGTGTCCATAATCAAAATGCGCTCTGGCTTTTCTGACGGATCAAGAATGACATGACCACCCTCTGCACCTGTAATCAGTTTTGTAGCGTTTTCGATTTTACTATCTATGACTTGACGATTTCTGAATTCGCTATCGTCAATTGCGGTCTGCAGGCTCTTTGTTTTGGCTGTCATGAACCCTGTCATGGTTTCAAATTTGTCACCGAATGTCAGTTCGGATTGTTCAGGGCTGTCAAGATTTATAGTGATACCCACAATACGTAAATCTTCGTCAATCCCCATAAGAGGGTTGACCACACGATACCAGCACCCCAACTCAAACTGTTCAAAATTCATATCAATCGTTGACAAATCGACCGCAGTTATTTTATACTGCTTTTTGGCTTTGTTTGCACTTTTCAGGTGTGCCGTGGCTTTTGTCTTTAAAACTGACGCCTGCGTCACGTCGTCCCAAGTTTGTGTGCCGCTGATTACGCCATACTTAGCGACTAATGCACTATCTTCGATATAGTCTTTACCGCCGTTTACACTGCCAATCGTCAGCCTTTTCTCGCTGTCGGTCAGCTTTGCACCTAGCGGATATAGTCGTGTAATAACGCTCGTTTCGTCCACTTCACGTGATATGGTTTTGAGATTCACCGCCAGTTCTATTTTTGTATCAGTGCCGTGTCCGATATGCTCCAGATAGTCTATATACACTTTTCCGTCTTGGTCTCTCAACTGGATTTCACCGCCGAATTTTCCGACCAACTGTTCAGATATAGCGTCCATAGTCGATACCCAATTGACAGAATATGTGTAATTATTTTCAGCCGTTACAGTGACCTGCCCGACCGACATTTGTTTGTCACTACCGACCTGCGCATTGTGTTTTGAAATGAATGACGCTAGCACTGTCCGAATTCCTACTACCTTGTATTCCGCATACGGCTGAACACTGTCATATAGCCAGCCTAAACGCCCTTCGCAGGTGACAGTTTTACAAATCAGACCTTGCTCGTTCATGCTGTCAGGGCATTTCAGCACACGTCCGATAAAAACATCTTTGCCTGTGCTATCGTCCGTGACAGTGACCGACGTTGTCAGTGGTTTCAGTTTGTTATATCCTGCATTGTCGGGGTATATAGTAAACGTGAAACTGTCAACGGCATTGACAGCCTTGACGACTTTTCCACCCGAAATGCGGTCAAGATTATCACTATGTATCGTGGTTTTTTCAGTACCATTTGTGATAGTGACAGTGTGCATTATAACACCTCCTCGTGCAGGCTCAGCGTGAGCGACCCGAAGCCATACGCTGACAAAGTGTTCAAACCCGGCTGTAAAATCAGTTCGTCCATATCGAATGGTTTTTCTGTTGGTCTGTATACCTTTTCAAAAATATCAACGCTGTTATTTTGAAAATGTGTGAATCCCACCTTATCGACATCATCAGCAGACCGCCTATATATCAGACGTGGTTTTATCGGCACGTCCGAATACAAATAGACTTTCAGAACGCCCATAGGGGCGTGCGGAGCCATTTCAACAGCCGTCAACGTCATGTCCGTAAGATTTAGATAGTCGTTTTCAAAACTGAAATCGTCAAAACCCTTGTCTGAAAAATCATCAGATATCTTATACGGCTGTGCCTTGAACGTTGCCGTTACCTCAACATGATAGCCCTTTTCACTTTCGGCACAGCTAATTGCTCTTGCCTTATAATGGTAAATTTCAGCATCGTCATATAAATCACATTCGCCAGCCGACAAAATCCAGTTTTCAAAATCTGCCACTGTTTTCCGCAGGGCGGTTTTCGGGCAGTCCATAAATACGAATTTATAGGTCAGCGTTCGTGTATCATAGGTAGGTTTACCGCCATTCTGATATGTGAAACATATGTCGCCATTGCGGTATGGTATAGTAGCCGATATATCCCTAATACTTGGTGGCGGTGTACTGCGTGATGTCAGCAACGCTCCGAAATCGGTATAGGAATTTTTGCCATTTATCGTTATACTAGACATTGTCAGCCACCCTCCTAGCGTTCAGATTGATTTTTTCAGCCATAGCAACGTCCATGTATGGCGCTGTCACTGCGGCAAAACGTTTTCCGTCAATGTTCATAACTACTGTCAAATCACCGCTCTTGCCGTGTTGTGTGGTGCTGTCGGCTTCGGTTGATATTTTGTCAGCCGTTTTCCGAACGTTCTGCCTGCCTATCATGACAGGATCCATTTCAGCCGATACGCCTGCAACGCTGTCAACAATAGCCTGTGCCTCGTTCACTGGTTCGTCCGCAGTGTCTTCCATACCGACCGCAATACCTGACGGCAGATATTGACCGACCTTTTTCGCCATAACCCTTGACGGAGAATGAATGTCGAAGAAATCGCAGAATCCGTCTATAATGGCACTTCCAACATCTTCAACAACGCTCCAAATTCCGCTGACCGCAGAGACTAAACCATTCAAAATGCCCTTGAGGATATTTGCACCCAAATCTAGCCAATCAACTTCCTTGAAGCCGTCTATGATAGCACCGATTATTTCGGGAAGAGCGTCGATAAGGTCAGGCAGAGCCTGTGGCAACCCCTGTGCTAATGCGACAATCAGTTCCATACCTGCCTTGACTAGCGCAGGCAGATTTTCTGTCAGTGAATCTGTTATAACAGGTATCAACGCTATTATTGCGTTTATCAAATCAGGCGTGCATTTAGTCAGACCTGTTATCAATCCTGTTAGCAATTGGAAACCGCCCTCGATGATTGCAGGCAGATTTTCAATCAGCGTGTCGGTTATTTGTTTTATCAAACTAGGTAACATCGGCATCAGCTGTTTGATAACGTCATTTAGTCCGTCAATCAGACCCATAAACAGCGTGATTGCGCCCTGCACCAGTTCAGGCACTAGCGTCGGGATTGTTGAAACCAACGCATTTATCAGTCCGAAAAAGCCGTTAAGCAATGACGGCAAAATCGAGTTGATTAGTGACGGCGCTAATTGTGCTAGCGACTGAATGATAGATGTTAAAACTGTGGTTGCCGCTGTGATTAGTGTAGGTGCGTTTTCGGCAAGCGTTTCTGACGCAGAACTGAACAGCCCAGATATAACAACAGGAATTTGTTCGGTCAAGCCGTCAAGACCGCCACTGTCATATGCGTCTAGCAAACTAGAAACGCCGTCAAACAGTTTGGTAAAACCGCCCGACAATTTCTGAACAGCTGGCAACGATTTTGTCAGAAAATCTGCTGCCATTCCCTTTGCACCTGCCATAACAGGTGTGAACGCAGTTCCCAAAGACGCAAGGGCGTCCTGCAATTCAAAACTTGCACGTTCATAGTCCAGCGTTGATTTATTTGCTGATTGGTATTCGTCATTGATTTCCGACAGACCCGAATTTGCCAGCCAATCAAGGGCATACTGCTGACGTTCTGCTTCTGACGTGCAATTCTGTAGACCCGCATTAAAATCATCAACGCTATCACCCATACGCCCGATAAGCTCTGAAAACTGACCTGTCGCAGCACCTGTAGCAAGGGTCTCCTGCAAGCTGTCCGAAAGGCTCTCGATTTTCAAGGTATCAGGGAATTTTTCAACCGCTCCGCTGAGTGCGTTTATAGCAGGCGTCATTTGTTCATCGCTGAAACCAACAGCCATAAGGTTTGACAACGCTTCAATGCTTGAATCGGACTCGCCTGTGATAGCCACCAAATCTTGCATTTTTGATTTCATAAAATCAAAATTATTGCCGCTGGTTTCGGCGTTTGTTTTCAGCTTGGTCATATCGCTGTTCCACTCACGGCTGGTCTCAACGTTTGCCGCAAGTGCCGTTGTTACAGCTGCAAGACCAACACCTATGGTCTGTGTGTATTTCTTGAACCCGTCAGCCGCCTTGCCTATCATAGCCGTGTCTATCTTGCCTAGCGTTGCCGTGAACTTTACGGCTTTGCTTGCCGCACCGCCTATGGCAGAACCGACTTTTTCAACTTTTTTTATGACAGGCTCAACCTTGTCTTTGGCTTTTTTGAATGCCGTGCCGATAGCATTGACATTTTTCTTTTCGTCTTTCAGGCTTGACAGCTTCGACTTCGTTGTTTCCAATTCTCGCTGAAACGCGCGATACTGTCCTGCGTCTATCTCGCCCTTTTTATACTGTGCTGTGACCTGCGATTGCGCTTCTTTCAGCACGTCCAACTTTGACTTTGTCTCTTTGATACTGTCCTTTAACAGGTCTTGCTTTTGCTTGACCAGCGTGACGTTATTCGGGTCTAGTTTCAGGGCTTTATCGACCGCTTTCAGCTCGCTCTCCAGCTCACGGCTCTTTTTGTTTGTTTCTTTCAGCGCCTTGTCAAGACCTGTGGTGTCACCGCCTATCTTGATAGTAATGCCCTTAATGCTACTTTTTGCCACCTATCATTACCCCCTTTCCAAAATTTTCTCGCAAAGCCTGTCGGTCAGGCTTCGTCAGGGTAAGCCTATATGCGTTATCTAGGTACTCCTGACCGCTCTCGCTCTGCCTGAGCCGTGCGATAAAAGCGTCACGACGTATCAGCAGATAGTCATAGTAGTCCATATCATCAACATCATATAGCGATATACCCATATAGTCCGCAACCAGTTTTTCCCACGTTGAGGAAATCTCATATTTCTCCCCCTCCCTATCCTGCGGTGGATAGTAGGGGAGTGCTAGTTTTTTGAATTTTTGATTTCTAGCAGATAGTCGATATATGTGCGGTAGAACATCTGAATGTCATAGATGTCCCAATCAGCTAGTGTTTCAGCCGTTATTGGTATCTTTGCGATGTTGTGTGACATCAACCTTGCACACATTTCGATTGCTTCGTCCAGCTTGTTGCCGCCTAACTTTGCAGATATTTCCCCGAACGCTTCAATCTCACCCTTTGTGGGCGGCATAACAAATATCGTGGTATGCTTTTCGTCAGCCAGCTCAATGCGCAGGCTAGGTTTTTGCATTTTATTGAAATTCAACGTCTTTGGCATTTTATACACCTCCAAAAAAACAGCCCACTGAAAAATTCAGTAGGCTGTGTATTTGTGTTGCTTATATGGCACTTATCGACTTGTCTTCTTCGATATAGGTAATCAGCGTTCCCTCGCTGTCGCTTGGCAGTGCTTTGAACTCTGCGTCGATAACGCTTTCCTTGTCCTTTGCGAACGCCAGTTCGATGCCGCTCTGGTTGTTGCCCACGATCATAACCCATATATCTCCGTCAACTGCGTCAACGTGGTGGAAACACAAAACATATCTCTTGCGACGCATATTCTTCAGACCGCCAATCTTGACAGTTCTACGTTTCTTGCTGGTATCTTCTGTAACCCTTGCAGTATCGCAGAGAACGTCAAGCGTGTTGCCGTTGAATACCATAATGCCAGTTTTCAGTGTAGCTTCTTCCTCTGTGATGATTGTCTTCTGGTGTGTGCCGTCATCATCACTTGCGGTGTAGAATGTAGGTTTATATGACAGGGTTGCGCCACCCTGGATATAGCCCAGCACATTGGCTTCGGTGCAGATAGTATCAACATCTGGCACTGTTTCACCGCTGAAATCCTGATAGTAGATATAACCGCTTCCAAGAATGATATTGCTTGGGGCTTTCTTTGTTTCAGCCATTTTAATTCCTCCTTTTTAAATTTGTGATTTATGTACGAATAATTTTTCAATAGATTTTGGACGTTTGTTATTACTATTTAACGTCCTTAAAATTTCTTTTTGCCAAACGCAAACAAAATCGTCAGGTGCTTGCAATTCCGAAATAAACACTGTGTTCTTCTCGCTGATTTTTCTCATGTATTTCCAAAATTCAGAACTGTCAAATTCGCCTGTTGAATAGCCTGTAACGCCAACATATGGTGGGTCAGCGTATACTATAGATCCGTCAGGAATGTCAACACTGCGATAATCGGTACAGGTAAATTTTGCTGTTTTAAGATTTTCAATATCTCGCATTATAGCATTCCTACCTTGTTTGGCATAGTTGTCACCCTTTTTGTTTCGGGCATAGCCGCCAAACCATTTCGCACCAAACGAACACCCAAAGCCCACAAAACCTGTCAACGCCTTATCCTCGTCCTTATGCTCACGAATATATCTATATTGTTCTTTTGATATATTTTCGGGCAAGTCATAGCCGTTTTGTAATGCCTGATACATAGCTATCAGATATAGGTGCAGGTCATTGCATATAACATTTTCAAAATGTGGTGCTAATTTCGTTTCGATTGCACAGCCGCCGCAGAACAAACTTACAAACGTCTTAGCATTTTCCTTTTTTTGTAAAATAAGTTCTGAGATAGGTTTTGCAATTTTGCATTTGCCGCCTAAATATTGCATTGTTTCTTCCTTTACTTCAAATAATTGATAAATGAATATCTTATCTGATACTCCTTGCTGTCCTCTATCCAGCTTTCAGACTTTTCCAAGTCAAAATCTGCAAACTGTTTTTCAACAGCCGTTTCTAGTTCAACGTCGATTTTTCTAGTGTACAATTCAATGACTATCGTCTGCTCTCGCAGGCTTGCGGGGTGCATATCGTCTCCGCTGTCTATGGTGCTTTCACGATAAAACACGCAGTAGGGCGTTTTCATTTCATCACGTGATGAATAGTATGCGACTTTGTCTTTCAGTTCGTCGATAGCCGTTAATCGTGAACGTATGTCAGCCAATGTCAAACTCATTTCTTCAACCTCGTTTCTATCAACTCAGGCAGCGTCTTTTGTGCATATTCCTCAACTGGTTTGATATGCACAAATGCCTTTACTCTGCCCTTGCCGCCTTTCTTTGCGTGACCGTGCTCCAGCAAATGTGTCAAATAATAGTATTTTTTATTGCGCACCACAACACGCTTGTTGCCCGACTTAGCGTATACTGTTTCGGCTTTCCAGCTTTCGGCATACTTTCCTGTTCGGCGTGGTGATGTGGTTTTCAACTTTTCAACACACTGGTCTGCAACCTCGTCGATACAGCCGTCAACTATCTTTGCGGTTTCTTCGCTGTATTCTTTCAGGTCATCAGCGACCTGTTTCGCCAGCTTGCTGACATCAATCTCAACCGACTTCATCAGTTATCACCGCCAAAACGTTCAGCCGTCAGTTCAATGGCTGTTCCTGCTACATATGTGCGTATGATACGATATTCCCGACCGTTGTAGAATAACATATCCTCGTCATCATAGTCATAGTAATCTGCCATTTTGATTTTCAAAGTGGGTTGAAACCCTGCCTGTGCGGCACTGTAAAATTCAGAACGTGAAATTGATGATACCTGACAGAACACTTCTTTGGCATTCTCCCAGTCAACGACCTTTTCTTGATTTCCTATCTCGTCTGAAACTATCTTTGCTTTGGCGATTTTTACAACATCATTAAACATTGTTAAATCCCCTCCGTGTAGTCCTCGTTCAGACTTAGTGCGTCTCGCAAACGCTCGTAATTCTTGCGGAAATCTTCTCCCTTGCCGTTGAAATCATACTGCCATTTGACATAGTTTTCGATAGCCTTTTTCAGAATTGCACTGCAATCATCAGCGTCAAAGGGAACGAACACGCCCACACGCTTCAAGTCCTCCATGCAGGCGTCCACGTTTGACATAATGTCGCTATCTAGCTTGTTATGTGATATCCTCAGCGAATTTTTCAAACTTTCTAGCATTCGTTATGCCCCCCTTTTCACATGATTACTTGCTCTTTTTTGTGAGCGTTACAAGGCTGTTCTTGTCGACGACCTTGCCGTCTACCAGCATAACAGCCTTTGTTACCTGGTCTTCAGTGTCATTATCCTCATATCTCTTGACTGTCATCTGGAGATTTGTGTTGAGGATATAGTCCTCAGGGCGGAAGAAGAATGCAACGATTGTATCAGCCGATACAGTGTCCGCATAAGCGTCGATATCGTCAGAGAACACAACAGGTGTGCCAAGGATTGATGGCTGCATATCTCCGTTAAGACCATAGTTGACCCTAGCGATAGGCTGTCCGTTTGTGTCTGTCAGTGCCTGGATATCGCAGAATGTTGCAAAATTCATGAACATCTTAACGCCTGCTCTGTAGCCTGATGGAATTTTCTTCTTCATATCCCACAGGGTATTGTATGTAATACCGTTTGCCATTGCAACGTTCACATTCTGACCGTTGACAACAGTTTCTTTTGTGATGCCCTTTGGCTTGCCTGAGCCGTCGCCCTTGATGATTGCTGTCTCGATAGCAGCGATCATTGCGTCGGCTACCTGATTAGCAAATGTTGTCTCAAAAAAGTCGAGTGATACCACAGAAACTTCGAGTGACATGGAGATAGCACATCTCAGCTTGTAGTAGCTGAAAGTGATTGAACCGGTGGACTTCTTCTGTGTGTCAGAACTTGCGCCCTCAGCGACCCATGTTGCAACTGGCTTGGCGCTTGAAGTAGGAATTGTCACGCCGCCCTTGATATTTGTTTTTGTGACAAGGGCATAGATCTGTCCGTGCTCCTCCAGCTTCTCAACTATTCTCTGCATAGTTGTTGACGGAATAACAGCAGCAACGTCAGTGGTCTTTGTGGACTGCGCCTCGTTCGCAAACTTCGCAGGAATTGGTGTGCCCTCGAGAACATTGTGCATAAACGCAGTTCTGTATTCGATGCTGTCATAGATGTTTGATGTGTGTGTGATCGCATTCTCGTTCATCTTGTTTTCATTCCTTTCAATGATATTTTTCATAGTATCTGACGCATGGTCTTTTGTCATAGCGTTCAGATTTGCCTGTGTCTTTGCCGCTTTTTCAGCGTCATTCATCAGCTTTTCGGCTTCCTCAAAATTGCCCTCGTCAATAAGAGTCTGAGCCTTATCAAGCATTTCCTGTCTTGTCATTTTTATAACCCTCCTTTAGTTTGTCAAGCCTTGCCTGTGCTGTTATCTTTTTATCAGCACGCTCGGCCTTCATTTTTTCAATCACGTTCTGCGGTATGATATCGCAATAGGCCGCCACCAGCTGTGACTTGGCGTTCTTGCTTCCTGCGATTTCGTCTATCAAACCCAGCTCGACCGCTTCATCAGCCGTCAACCATGTTTCCTTGTCCATGATTTCCAGTGCCTTTTCCTTTGTCATGCCTGATTTGGTTATATAGGCATTTGCAATAGTTTCATTGGCTTTTTGCAAAATCTCTGACATCTTGTCCATGTCATGATAATCACCTCTTGTCGCTGATGATACGTTATGCACCATAATCTGTGCCGTCGGCGATATATCTGACTTGCCTGCACACGCTATCACACTTGCCGCACTTGCCGCAAGACTGACAACGTGGATTTTGACATTACCTGAATACTCACGGATTGCCGAATAGATTTCGGAAGCCGCAAAAATATCACCACCACCAGAGTTGATGTAAACGTCCAACGGCTCGCCTTTTTCAGCCGCAGCAGTTATACCCTTTGAAACCTTTGCAGGAGAAGTGGCGTCAATGTCGAAAAGGTCATAGATCCACTGGTCATCATTCGGAATGATAGTACCTTTGACGTTAATTTTCATCATTTTCACCTCCCTCGCCGCTGTCTATCTTTGCCGTGTCTAGTCTGACATAGTATTGATCGCCCGAAGGAATGTCAGCCAGATTGAACACGCTTCGGATTTCATTTGCGTTCATAATACCTCTGTCAAAAAACTGCACCAAATTCAACTTGGTTGACATTGACGCAGTGCTCAGATTGAACGCTTCAAAAACTATTTTGTTGCCATATCCTCTTTCGATACGGCTGAATAGTTTTCTTGTGAATTCGCCAGCCAGTTCCATTACTACTGGTTCTATCTCCGATTCGTAGTAGGCGTTGTATTGGTCTTCGGTGTAGCTTGACTGCACAATACTTGCATTTGTGTTAAACAGTGAATAGATTCTCTGCGTGGTTTTTTCCATAACCGATGAATTCGGTACATAGTCTTTGGCGTCAACTTGCTTTGCGTCCGCCTTGCTATCGACCGCCGCAACACCTGTGCCGTTCTGAACGCTCATGAACTGCTCGCTGAATTCTTGCGCCTGCTTCTTCAAATCCTCAGGGCGCAGGGAACTGGTGAACTTCAACAGCCAGCGGATAATTGACGAATTCTTGATAGCCTTGACAATACCCTGGTCTGTAGTTGTCACGATTTCCATTAATGGTGTCAGCGTTTCACTCAGCCGTTCTCCGAAGATATCGTCCTTATAAAAGTCACTACGCAGATGAATGATATCTGCATATGGGAACGTATATCTTTGCCCATTGAAAAATGTGAATTTCAAATACAAATCGTTACCGATATATACGCACTCTGCACTGTCCGCAGGAATAGGATATAGTTCAGTAGGATAGCCGTTGCCGTCACGGATAATCAGGATAAATGCATTGTTGTTCAAACACAACTGCGTTGCGACTTTTTCCAACATTTTTTGCATTGTCATGAACTCATTAGGTTCTTCCAGCAACATTCGCATATATGGTTCAGGGTTTATCTCGATATTGCCGTCGCCATTTCGGCTATATGATTTTCTGATATGCTTTGCGGTCAGCTTTCCGATAGCCTTGACTTTGGGGCGAATGCAGGCACGCACCAAATCCGACCGATAAACGTTGCCGTCCCAGCCATAGTAGCCGTTGCCGATTTCCGTCATCATCTTATATCGTGTCACTACCTGTGACCTGTTCTTATTCTTAAAACGATTTATCAGACCCATTTTTTCACCCCTTTCTGCTGTCTCTTATACACATCTCCGAGCCCACGAGACTAAGGCGAATCTCG